AGCACGCGCCAACCGATGCCACTAGGCAAACGGTTCAGCTACACACGACCGTCGGGACAGACCAGACAACCCTGTCCAGAATTTTAGGCATAACTGAAAAGACGCTGCGTAAGCATTATCGTGATGAACTTGATATATCGCTGGCAAAAGCAAACGCTACCATCGGAGGCGTGTTGTTTAAAAAAGCGAAAGACGGCGACACGGCAGCTATGATTTTCTGGATGAAAACTCAGGCAAAATGGCGAGAGCGCCAGGCCATTGATCACAGCTCAAGCGACCGTTCAATGTCACCACCTACGACGATTCAAATAGTGGCCGGTGGCGATAGCAAGGATTGAATTACCGCCCAAGCTGGTTCCAGTTTTTACACCGGCTAGGGGCGAGGTACAGTACCGATCTGCATTCGGCGGCCGTGGTTCGGGTAAGTCGTTTAGCTTTGCGAAGATGGCGGCTGTATGGGGCTATGCTGAACCGCTGCGGATTTTATGCACGCGCGAGTATCAGGTCAGCATTAAGGAATCATTCCACGCAGAGCTAAAGGCTGCGATTGCGTCAGAGCCTTGGCTTGAGGAATTTTACGAGGTCGGCATTGATTACCTGCGCGGGCCTAATGGAACCGAGTTTCTATTCCGTGGACTGCGAACCAATATCGGCAACATCAAATCGTTAGCCAAGATTGATTTAACGATCATTGAGGAAGCCGAGGATATACCCGAAACATCATGGCTGGCGCTTGAGCCTACGGTATTCAGACAGGCCAAATCTGAGGTCTGGACGATCTGGAACCCATGCGACAAGGGCAGCCCGGTCGATGAGCGCCTACGCAAGCACCCGCCAGAGCGTGCGGTGATAGCCGAGGTTCAGTGGACGGACAACCCTTGGTTCCCGCCTAACCTTGAGGCGCTACGACAGCGCGAGCAGGAACGGCTAGATCAGAACAGTTACGCGCACATCTGGGAAGGTGCATACCTTGAAAACAGCAAGGCTCAGATATTGCACGGCAAGGTTAAGATTGCAGAGTTTGAACCTAGCCCTGAATGGAACGGCCCGTATCACGGCCTTGATTGGGGATTTAGCCAAGACCCGTTAGCCGTTGTCAAATGCTGGATCAATGACGACCGGCTATACGTCGAGCGCGAAATGGGCGGCACCGGAATCGAGATCGACGCAACGCCCGACAGGGTGAAGCACGGCATTCCAGACATTGAGCGATACGAAGTCCTTGCAGACAACGCAAGGCCGGAAAATATAAACTACTCAGCCCGTCACGGCTTGCCGAGGATTAAAGCGGCCAAGAAGTGGCCAGGCAGCGTGCAGGACGGTATCGGCTATCTGAGGGGCTTTAAAGAGATCGTGATCCATCCGCGCTGCAAAGAAACGGCGAGGGAAACACGGCTCTACAGCTACAAGGTCGACAAGAAATCAGATCAGGTTTTAACCGACATTGTAGATGCCCATAATCACTACATCGACGCTATTCGTTACGCCTTGCAGCCAATGATTCGCAAGCGTGAAACATCATCCAAGACCAAAGGATTAACCCACTTGTGAGCAATGTAACGACAAAACAGCCGGCGCTTACGCCCGATGTGATTGCTCAATGGGCAATCATGCGCGATACAGACGCCGGAAATGCTCGCATCCATTCACACGATGCGCGGATTACTTCGGTTCTAACGTCAGCGCAGCGAACCAATAACGAAACCGGCAACAGTTCAGAGCTTTGGAATACTTACCTTCCAGTTCCAGGCGGCTTTTTAGCTCAATGGGCAAATGGCGGCCGGAATATGTGGCAGGCGTATATGAAGCGGGCAGTATTCCCCGAGATCATCTCGCCTGCAATCAATTCGATGGTCGGCATTGTCCACAAGCAGGAATGGCGCATTGAACTACCTGAATCAATGGAGTTCATACGCGAAAATGCTACCGACGATGGCGCGACGATTGAAGCATTCAGCCGCAGAATAACGCGAGAGCTTTTATTGATGGGGCGCTACATTGTCTCAGTCGACCGCCCGGCGTCAGGTGGTGAGCCATATCTGACCGGGCACAAAGCAGAAACGCTCATCAATTGGGATACTAATTTCTACGTGATGAACGAATCTGGCATGTACCGAAACGGGTACGGCTGGGAAGAGAAAGTAAAGTATCGCGTTTATGCAATCGACGAAGACGGAAAATACTACCAAGAGCTGGTCGACGAAAGCGGCGAGCCGTTAGAGGTTCGAGTTTATCCTGAAACCAACGCAGGCAGCATGAACAAGGTGCCTGTTGTGGTAGCTGGCCCTAGAGACATTACAAGCCAAGTGGAAAACCCGCCGTTGATGGGCGCGGCTGATTCAGCAATTGCAATTTACAGGCTAGATGCTGACTACCGGCACCAGCTCTACATGAGTGGGCAAGAAACGCTTGTCGTGAATAACGCAGACGCGCCGGATTCAATCGGCCCTGCTGTAGTCCTGCAAATCTCAGGCACCACAGAGCAGCCCGCAGACGTGTTCTATGTCAGCCCAACATGCGCGGGGATAGCAGCCCACAAGATCGCCATTGAAGACCAGTGGGAAGGCGCAGCGAAGGCAGGAGCCAAGCTATTCGACAGCGGGGCAGAGGTTGAGTCAGGACAGGCCCGCCGGATGCGCCAGAACGCAGAATCAGCAACATTGCAAACCATCGCCAACAGTTCAGCAGAGATGCTTGAAATGGCCTTGAGAAATGTGGCCGAAATGGTTGGCGCTAATCCTGATGATGTCGTGGTCACACCGCCGCGCAACTTGCTAGATGCGCCAATGAGCGCACTGGATGTCGTCAATATGGTCAAGGCATGGCGCGAGGGCGGCTTTAGCTACCTGACGCTATACGAGAACCTACAGCGCGGCCAGATTGCAAGCGACGAGCGTGACTCGGACGAAGAATTGAGCATGATGAATACACCGGACTCTGATTTAGATTCAGAGGCCATTTAACCGCGAAGCGGACTATTACGGGCGATGCCCAGGAGACCTAGCCGATGGCTATTAAGACAATCGTAGATAACCTAGAAAGCGTTCCTGAAGGAATGCGAGAACTTTACAGCGAATCAGGCGACCGCTTTGTTTTGAATGTCGAAGGCATTGATGAACATCCGGACGTTGCTAACTTACGCAGTGCATATACGCGTGTAAAGGATTCAGAAAAACAGGCGCGTGCGGATCTTCAAGAACTGAAGAAAACCACGACGAGCCTGCCTGATGACTTCGACCCTGAATTATGGAAGCAGGCGCAATCTGGCGAATTAACCGAAGGTCTCGTGAAGGTTCGTAAAGAACTGGAAGGCCAAGTGGCTAAGTTGACAGAGGAAAACGGGAATCTTAAAACTTCCCTGCATGGCAACACCATTGATTCAGCGTTAAGCAATGCGCTTGAAGGCGCGAATATCACCAATCCAGCCTATAAACGGGCGTCGGTGGCATTGCTGAAAAATGCTGTGAAATTGGAAGGCGACAAAGTGTTTGTTGATTCTGACATGGGGCCGCTCGACGTAAATGATTACGTCAAAAAGTGGGCCGGTTCGGATGAAGGCAAATCGTTTGTAAGCCAGCCTAAAGGTGGCGGTTCAACCTCAGGGAATCCGAGTGTCACTGGCAAGCCCAAGACATTAGCAGACTGCAAAACTCTGGCAGAAAAAACAGAGTTTCATCGGTCAAAACTTAACCCTACTTAAAAGGATATAAATCATGGCTTTATCAGACATGACAGTATTCGACTCCTTTGCATATTCGTCTTTTACCGAGACGATTGCTCAGAAAGTCGAACTTTTCAACGCAGCCGCTCAGGGCACTTTGGTTTTGCGCCCAGCGCGTAATATTGGTGACTTTGATCAAGAGGCGTTTTACGGCTTAATCTCTGGCCTGGTTCGTCGGCGTGATGCTTACGGCACTGGCAGCGTTACAGCGGTTGATCTTTCGCAGCTCCAGAAAAACAGCGTGAAAGTTGCCGGCGGTTCGGTTCCAGTTCGCTGGACTCCGCAGCAGTTCTCATACGTTCAGCGCAATCAGGAAGAAGCGGGTACAGCGATTGGCGAGCAGTTCGCTAAAGGCGTGTTCGGCGACTACCTGAATACCGCCATCCTGTCCATTCAGGCTGCAATGACTGCAAATACAGCCATTGTGTATGACGCTGAAGACGGCACGCTAGAACTTAGCGATCTGGTCGCAGGCGCTGCATTGTTTGGTGATCGGGCGCAGGCGTTACGTGCGTGGGTTGTTCACAGCAAGCCGATGCATAACTTGTACGGCACCACTATTGCCAATTCAAACGACCTGTTCCAGTTTGGTAACGTCAACATCATGCAGGATGGCTTCGGGCGCGTGTTTATCATGACCGATTCGCCAGCGCTGGTTGCAGCCGGAACTCCGGACGTATACAGCACCATCGGCCTGGTTGAAGGCGGTGCAATGGTTGAAGATAACGGCGACTTGTTCACCAACATCGAAACGTCGAACGGCACAGAGAACATTCTGCGCACGTGGCAGGCTGAATACACCTATAACCTAGGCTTGAAGGGTTACAGCTGGGATGAAGCCAACGGTGGAGCGTCACCAACCGATGCTGAATTAGGCACCGGCACCAACTGGGATCAAGTAGCCACCAGCGACAAAGATACCGCTGGCGTAATGGTTACCTCACAGTAATGGAAAGGCTGTATTTCTACCGGACAAACCCGACAGAAACGCAGCGAGCAGAAGCGCAGCGTCTCGGAGCCAAGCTCCGGGATGCTCGTGCTGTTCGCAATCCCCCGTTTAAGCCTTGCGACGAGGCATATGGTGACGTGCCGGAGCAGTACCTACATTGCAAAGTTGAGCCGAAACAGGCTGACAGCGAACCCAAACCGGCCAAGAAAAAGGCCAAGAAAAAAGCCGCCAAGAAAAAGGCGCAGACGAAAAAGGCTGACTGATGCCATTAATTGTCGAAGACGGAACCGGCCTGGCTAACTCCAACGCCTACATATCGCTGGACGATGCTGATGCCTATTACCTAGAAACAATAGGCAGCGCATGGCTTCCAGATGACGAAGTCAAAGACGCTGCAATTATCCGTGCTGCCCGATACCTTGACGGCATGCGCTTTAAGGGCGTTCGCACCCGCAAGCGTGAGCAGGCTATGGATTGGCCGCGCTATGCCGCTACAGACTGCGACGGAACGGTGATACCAAGCAACCAGGTTCCCATCGAAATTGCGCGGGCTAATGCTTTGCTGGCATTCTTTGAAGCCGTAACGCCGGGCGGTCTTGACCCTAATGTGACACTGACCCAGCTCGCCAAGCGCGAAAAAGTGGACGTTATTGAAGTCGAATATCGAGACACGCAAGCGACCGCCGAAAACAGCCGGCCAATCATTACCGGCGCAATGGACTTGATTAAATGCCTGATAATTTCAGGCAGCCAGCGATTTATCCAGAGAGCCTGATGACTGGATTCAACTACACCGCCCTACGCGACAACACAGCGCAGCCGCTGATCGATCGCTTTGGTAAGGATGGCACCATAACCGCTACAACGTCAGACGGCCCCGCATGGAACCCCGGCGGCGGCACTGTAGTGACCACCGAGACAGCAGTGCGCTTGGTTCAAACTGAGTTCAAGGCTGAAGACCGAGCCGGAACGCTTGTGCAGGATGATGATCTACTGTTTATCGTTAGCACGCAGGGCAATCCAGATATCGGGCTGGCAAATACGCTTACCGTTGATGGCCAGGTTTACCAGATTGTCCGAGTGATGCCATTAGCACCGGGGCCCGTTACAATGTTGATTCGATTACACGTCCGAGCCTAATGAAAGACAACGTGACTGACATTAGCGCCGGAAATAAGCCAGACGCAGAACTAGCCCGCCTAATCGACGCAGTGGAAGACATGCGCGAGCAGCTAGAAGCGCGGGACAGCCGCCCAGAGGACATTAACCAGATGCTAGGCACCTGTCTAGCCGTCTACCTACTACAGAGGCTCTAAATGTCCGCTACAAGACGCCAGCTAATCCAGCTACTCGACAAACTTGAGGGGCCGATTCGTGCTGCGTTCTTGGCTGATGTTCTGAATATCCGATCACGCGCACAGATTGCAGCGTTGGAAGCGGCGATTGCAGCAAACGATATTGATGCCGTTATGCGTGCAGTCGGATTGCGTCCAGGCTCAATGCAGGATGTTCGCGAGGCCATGCGGAATGCGTACATTGAAGCCGGTGTATTTATCATGGCTGCCGATGTGCCTAGACGGTTCGGCATGACGTTTGATTTGAATAACCCACGAGCAGAGCAGTGGATTCGTGAGCACTCCAGCGCGTTCATAACCCGCATCAACGAAGAACAGCGCGAGAGTATCCGGGCGGTGCTAAATGAGGCACTGATCGCCGGACGCAACCCGCGCAGCACGGCGCTAGACATAGTGGGCCGCATATCAGCCCAAACAGGGCGCAGGCAGGGCGGCATTATTGGATTGAACGGGCCGCAGGCAGAGGCAGCACGCCGCGCACGCCAGCAGCTTGAGAATCTAGACGCTGCCTACTTTCAGCGCAAATTGCGTGACCGGCGCTTTGATAGCATGGTCAGAAAAGCCATTGAATCAGGTACGGCATTAACGCAGGCCAATATTAACCGGCTGGTCGGTCGCTATGAAGATCGGCTGCTGAAGCTAAGAGGCGACACCATAGGCCGCACAGAGTCTCTAAGCGCGTTAAACGAAGCGTCCGACGAATCACTGCGGCAAGTGGTAGACGAAGGACTAGCGCCGCGAGAGGCCGTTGAACGGATATGGCGGCACAGCTCCAGCAAGAACGAGCGGCCCGGTCATTTAGCGATGAACGGTGAAAGCAGGGGCATTGATGAGCCTTTCGTCAATCCTGTTACCGGCGCTGTCTTGATGCACCCCGGTGATGGGCCAGCCAGCGAAAGGGTTAGCTGTAGATGTTTGGTTGAGCACAAAATCGACTTCATTGCAGTAGAACAAGCCGCATGACCAGTTTTCAGCAGCAGGTGGCAAACTACACCAAGAAATACGAGAAACGTCTTCGGGCTACAGCGCGCGAGGCCGTACAGGAAACGGTAGCCATTGCTCAGACCCCTAGAGGTGCAGGCGGTCGGATGCGAGTTGACACGAGCTTTCTACGCGCTTCGATTGTGGCTGGACTTGGCCGGATGCCGAGCGGGCCGACTCAGGCCATTGAAGATGCAGCCTACAATTACACCGGCACGGCGGTTGCAGCCGCTTTGCTGCGGTGGGATCCAAATACAGGCCAGACGTTCTTTGCTGGATGGTCGGCAAACTACGCTCGCCCACGAGAATTCCGTGATGGATTCCTGCGCGGGGCTACCGAGCAATGGCCGAATACTGTGGACAGCGTTGCAAAGCGGGTTAGGCGCAGCATTTGATGATATGATTATGTGGCTAGGGTAATTCCCGAAAAGCCGGACATCCTAACCGGCCTGCCACACTTTTACAATTAGGACATTGAAATAGGAATCAATAACATGAACAATAAGATCACAACACCGCAAGAACACCGCGCCCTTTTGCTTGCTGCTATGGAAGCACTGCTTGAAGGCAGATTAAACGTACAGATGGCCAATGCGCTTGCTTCTATCTCAGCCGAAGTGCATAAAAACTTACGTCAAGAGTGGGATATGCGTGTTTATGCGGCTGAAAACCTCACCCTAGAACATGGTCAGGTTATAAAGATGATTGAGAACTGAGGTGCTGCTCGCGACAGCGCGGCACCTTTCAAGGGAAATCCAGACAATAGAAGATGCTCTGGGTTTTTTTGGCGAAATACAAGCAAGGACGCGGCCGCCTCTCGGGTGTCCTTTGTTGTTTTGTTACTTGCGACATATAAAGGGCCTTAGTTATAATTCATACGGGAATTTTGGCTATGCGGATTATTGCAGGCATGTTGCCGAAAGATTTATAAAGTCTCGGAAACTATCGGAAGGCGTCTTTGATTTGAAGCGCGGCGCAGATGATAACTTACCAACTGGCGAGTCTGACTGCTGGCCGGGTGTTATTTTTGGCACTGTAGAATCAGTTGTAGAACGACTTTACGCATACAAGCATGAGTTTACATCTAAGCCAACTATCAGAGCGCTCCGCCGTTGTTTTATTGAGTTTGATAAAGACGCTGAAATTAACGATAAGGCGTGCGTCTATGCTTATGGAAGATTGCACATAACATCGTGCGAACGATCATACACGTCAATTAGAGCATTGGCAGACAACGATCCTGATTTGATAAACAGGTTTGAAATGAGAAACCGATTCACTAACTGAAGATAGAAAAACTTTACTAAGCCCTCTTAATCGAGGGCTTTTTTTATGGGCGCAATAAATGTCAACCGATATTCTGACAGCATTCCTGACCAGACTACAGGCGTTCAACTGGACTCCAGCACTGCCCGTCATGTGGCCGGGTGTAAAAGGCGATCCGCCGAATACCGGCCAATGGCTTGAAGCGTCACTATTTCCAGGCGAGCCCACTAACCTAGCTTGGAACGCAGACAGTGCGAGCGAGGTAATCGGATTTGCTCAAATCATGGTCGGCTACCGGCCTGGCACTGGCGAGGTATTGCCGTCACAGATAGCGGATGCAATCATTGCCCATTTCCCAAAATCGCTTGAATTAGGCGGCGTTCGGATTAGCAAAGCACCATATCGCAGCCCGTCATTCGTGGAGGATGGAAACAAGCTATTTATACCAGTGACTATTCCTTATCGAGGGATTGTATAAACCCTTATTTTAAAGAGCTATAGCGCCCGCATTTTGCGGGTTTTTTTGTTAACACAGATGGAGTTTTATATTATGTCTAATACCAATATTGGTGGTACTTTTTCAATCTCAGTCGATTCTGATGACGCTACCATTCCAGTAGTTGCAAACACGACCCTTGATGCAACCGCATTCGGTGCGCTTACGTGGGAAGCGGTTCCAAACATGGGCACGCACGGCGACACCGGCGTTGATCAGAATATGGTCTCGTTCCCGACGTGGGATAACTTGCTTACCGTGCAGCAGAAGGGCGCGGCTATCGGCAAGACCTACGAGGTCATTTTCTTGGATGCAGCCAGCGACGGCATGACCGCGCTTCAGGCATCTTCTGCGATTGACAATAACAACAACTTTGCATTCAAGCTCGAATGGCCTGATGGTCGCATCGAGTACGGTCGTGGAGTCGTTTCAGCACCGGGCTACGGAAAGGGCAGCAACGAAGACTTTGCAACCGTTGCATTTAACATCGCAGCCAACCAGCCTATCGTGAAATCAACCGCTTAATCGGCTGATTGCGAACCAACAACAGCCCGCCACGCGCGGGCTTTTCTTTTCAAATTGGAAGATAACTAATGACAATCAATCTATCAGGCTTAGAACTGACCCGGCCAGAACGCACGATCAACATTCTTGACAAGGCAAACGAAAAAACCGGCCTGAGCCTTTTAATCCGGCCTGACACGGATGACGAATTTATCAAGGTTCAGCGCCGTGCTACTGACCGTTATTCATCCGGCAAAAAAATCAGCGTGCGCGAGCGTCGCGAGATTGGCGAGAGCCTTTTAATGGCGCGTGTAGCTGGGTGGGATTGGACGGGCCGCGCTTTGGAAGTGGTCGAAAAAGCACCGCCATTCAATGCCAAGAACCTCAAATCCGTCATGTACGAAAATGGCGAGCAGTCCGCGGCAATTCGTAAGCAGATCGCGGAGGCCATTGGCGATGACGAGGATTTTACGCAGAACGACTAGCTGCTTGCTGTGGCTATGTCGCGCATCAGATTAAGTTTGAAACGGTACGAAAAGACGGGCACACGCTGGCCGAGATTTATGAATCATTTGGCCAGCTAGTACCGGAGCCTGACGATCTACTGGAAGGCACTCAATACCTGATCGAATGGTTCTACCAGCTAAACAGTCGTCGCCAGCCTGGATTTACTGGGCTGGCACCGATTGACTATAAAGAGATAGCTGCCTGGGCAACGCTCAAGCGCGTGATTATCTATCCAGACGAAGTCGACGTACTGACCGCAATCGACAGCTCTTTTCTAAGTGCAATGCACGAACTTCGTGAAAACGACAAGGATTCCAAGCGATGAATATCAAAAGGATTGATCAGAAATGGTAGATATTGCGAAACTTGGGCTGTCAGTCGATTCTAGCGGATTCGTCAAAGCTGATCGCGACATGAAAGGCTTTAATCAGACGGCTGGACGCTCTGAAAAAGCCGCTGACCGCATGAACAAGTCGGCTAGGGCGCTTGGGCAAGGTCTTGGCCTGCTTGCGGCTGCATCGGCTGCTGTGGCGGCCGCTGGCGTTAAGATGGCAATTGATGCAGAGGAAACGGCCAACAAATTCCGAGTTGTTTTCAGAGGCTCGATTGTAGAGACTGACAAGGCATTGCGCGAACTTACCAAGACCATCCCTTCAACACAAAGCGAGCTGCGAGGATTTGCGGCTGGCGTTCAGGATTTGCTAGTTCCTTTGGGATTGGCCAGAACCGAAGCCGCCGGCCTATCTGTTGACGCTGTGCGTCTGGCAGGTGATCTAGCCAGCTTTAATAATGTCGGTGTGGATGAGGTTCTAAATGGTATCAAATCCGCTCTGGCTGGCTCTAGCGAGCCTTTGCGCCGGTTTGGTATTGACGTTCGAGAGGGGCGGCTTCAAACGCTTGCATTATCCGAAGGTCTTATCGGGTTAGATCAAGAATTAAACGGAGCCGCACGCGCTCAAGCAGTCTTTGCCGCTATTTCTGCTGATTCATCGGATGCTGCTGGCGATGCAGCGGAAACCGTTGACAGCCTTGCTAATGCGGTCAGGTTCTTGCAGCGCGACGTCAAACAGGTAACCGAAGAACTCGGAACGGCATTGCTGCCCGCAATCCGTGACGTTTTGACGGTCTTAACAGACACCGAAGACGGCATGAGCATGGCCGAGTCGGCCGCCCGCAAGCTGTTCAGCGTAATCATTATCCTAGCGCAAGGGTTCAACGCTTTGGCGCTAGTGTTTACCGTGATTGGAAAAGAAATCGGCGAAATAGCCGCAAAACTCAACCTAATGAGCGAGGCGCTAAAGATCGACTTTGAACTGTCCGATCTGGTCAAGCCGCTTTCTGCATATCGCAAGATTTTAGGCACGCTGGACGTAATGCCAGAACGACTCGATGACGTTGCGCGAGGATTTGTAGCAATCAACGAAGCTGCTGACGAGGATATCAGCCAGTCATATCAGAACTTCGGTGATTTGCTAGATGCGCTCTCGCAGAGTTTCAGCGATCTAAATAGCGGCGTTACTAGAGACCTTGAAGAAGTTGCTGGCGGGCTTGATGATGTTGTCGAGGCTATCGGCCCGACCGAAGCTGAACTGGCAGCGTTAGCAAAAGCCGCTCAAGAGGCCGCTGACGCATTATCAGCATTCCGTGACAGCAATGCAGACCTTGCCGCTGAATTGGCCGGGCCGTCTGCTGTAGCCGCTAAGAAATTCAATGAACAGGCAGCGTTAGCTAAAGGCTTTTTAGATGATGGCGCTATCAGTGCAAAAGAATATGCAGAATCAATCCGGTTGTATAGAACTGAGCTTGTTAGATCATTAACGCCTATTGAAGATGTAAACCAAGAATATGAGCTGACTCAGGAAATATTTGCCGACACAATAAACAGCCTGCAAGATGAAATCAACATGCGCGGACTATCTGGCGACGCTCTAATTGCCTACCAGCGCGAACTGTTCATC